CCGGCGGGGCGACTCGCGTTTTTCGAGAAGTTCTGCAACGATTGCGTGGCGCTCATCGAGAGCGAAGAGCAGCGGCTCGCGCAACTCGCGCAGAAGCAAGCGCCCCCACCGGCTCCCGGCGGAGCCGCTCCTCCCGCTCCCCCTGCGCCGCCCATCGCGGCATGAAAGGCGAATGAATGGCTGATCCCAAAACCTTCGAGGCGCGCGTCGCGGCGGCCACGAGCCTGCGCCCAGCGGTCCCTGCCGCCCCTGCTCCCGCGGCCCAGCCCGCGGCGGAGGCGCCCGCGACTGACGCGGCTCCCGCCGAAGCCGGCGACGGCAAGACACCTGCCGGCGAGGCCGAAACAGCACCTGCGGCGGCCGCTCCCGACAGCGCCGAGGCCTCGACCGAGTACACCGACGACGCGGCCCGGCTGGACGCCATCGCGCAGGCGCTGGAGAAAGGCGACCTGGCCGCGGCGGCGAAAGCCTCCGGGCGCGAGATCAAGCTGAAGGACGCGACCGCGAAAGCCTTCACGGCGCTCAGCAAGCGCGAGGCGAAGCACCGCGAGCGGGTGGAGGCGGACCTCGCCAAGATCGAAAAGAAGAACGCGGTCATCGCCAAGGCGCAGAGCGAGATCGCGACCGAGAGCCAGCGCGTCTCGGCTCTGCTCCGGCACGCCGAGCAAGAGCACGGCTGGATCCCGCGCGTCGCCAAGGCCTGGGAGGCGCGCGATCTCGTGACCGTCGCCAAAGGCATCGAGCGGCTCTGCAAGGGCGCATCGCTCGCGCAGATCACCCAGGCCATGGCCAACATGCAGCTCGGCAAGAGCGAGCCGAAGAGCCCGGCGGAGACGGAGCTCGAGGAAGGGCGAGCCGCTCTGCAGCGCGAGCGGGAAGCCTTCGCGCGCCAGAAGGCGGAGGAGCAGGCAGCCGCGAACAAGGCCAAAAACCAGTCGACCGAAGCGCAGAAACGAGCCGCGGCCGTGACCAAGTTCGGCGAGAGCTGGAAGAGCCACCCGCTGCTGAAGAACCCCGACGATCCCGAGGCGCCCGATCCCGACGAGCTCGAGCGCGCCTTCGCGGCGTTCGAAGCGGCCTGGAAGGAGGACCGATCGGTCAAGCCGAAGAAGGTCCTCGACGAGCTCTGGGCCAAGGAACAGCGGCGCATCAAGCGCCTCGGTCTCACCCCTGCCGCGGCGCCGAGTGCGGCTCCGGCACCGAAGGCGGGGGCCTCCAATGGCAAGGCGCCGGCGGGCAAAGCTCCCGCGGCCAAGCCCCGCCTGCCCGAACCGCCCAAGACGACCGGCAAGGCGCCATCGCGGGACGAAACCCGCGAAGCGCGCATCGCGGCCGCCCGGCGCGCGACCGAGCAGCAGATGCGGGGGCTGCGCGTATGACGACGCTGTTTGCCCCGCGCCGGGTGCGGATGGGGCTCGCTCACGTGCTCGCGCGACGGCAGCAGGGTGCGCCCTGGTGGCAGCGCGCGCTCGACTCGTTCCGCGTCTGGTGGTGGACTCGCAAGTACGGTGCCGCCGTGCCGGAGGGGCTCGCGTCGGGTGCGTTCAGCCTGCGCCCGGGACCAGTCCATCTGCCGCTCGACGTGGCCGGCTCGGGTCCGCCGCGACAGTCAACGGGCGCCACGCGCCTGGGAGGTGACTCATGACGCCCTCAGAAGTGGGCGGCTTGGTCGCCCGCACTCTGGCCGACGCGGAGTCGTCGAAGAACTGCGCCTACACCGAGCGCAATCAACTCGTGGCGCTCCTCTCGCGCCTCTACCCGAGCGGCATCCGCAAGACGGACATTCCCGGCTGGGATCCGGAGTGGCACGGCTGCGTATTCATCGACACCCCCGAAGGCCAGATGTCCTGGCACTATCACGATAGTGACGCGGGACTGTTCGTGGGGCTGCCGCCGTACGAAAAGCCCTGGGATGGGCACTCGACGGTCGAGAAGTACCAGCGCCTCTGGCGATTGACTCTCGCCACCGACAGGAGAGCCGCGTGATCCGCGCCCTGAACAACACGATCGTCTGCCGTCCGCGCCCGGATATCCACAAGCGCATCTGCGAGTACGTCACCAATGGCGAGGTCATCGACTCGGCCATCTTCGGCCAGGTGAAGCTCGATTCCACGCTGCAGTACACGACGACCGCGCCGGAGAACAACTTTGCCTTTGCCGAGGTGCTCAGCATCGGCCGGGGCGCGAGCTGGATGCGGGACCGCTACCGGCTCGACCGTATCATCGGGCCCGGGGACATCATCGGCTTCGACCTTTGCCAGCACTCGGAACTCCGGCACGAAAACGAGATCGTCTACTTTCTGTCGCTCGACGCGGCCCTGTGCGTCTTCCGGGTCGGGGCGCGCCTGCCGGAGCCGCTCGGCCAGTACATGCTCACCTGCGAAGAGCCCGGCATCGGCGAGCGCTTCACGCTCGGCATGAAGGAACGCCCGCGCATCATTCTGCCCAACACCATGAGTCGCGGCGAGCTCAAGGTGAGCGACAAGCCGACCAGCAAGGTGCGCTTCAGTGTCGAGCGCGTGATTGCCGTCGGCCAGGGCGGCATCGGCATCGGCGAGAGCAAATGCTTCACGCGCGAGACCGTGGGAGGCAAGCTGGTGGAGATCAAGGATCGCTCGGCGAACCTGATCACGCCGGACCCGAGCGCGGTCGGCAAGCTCGCACTCTTCCTGCCGACGATGAGCGTAGACCTCTGGGCGTACGGGCAGCGGCACCGGTTCACGAGCTGGGACCGGGTGCGCGGCGTGTACGAGAGCGACGAGGCGGCAGAGGCGGCCGATCTCGCGCCGCTCGCCAAGTGCGGGAGCTGACATCGAGCGGGTTATGCTGCTCCAGCTACTCGCTCTGCACTGCCTCTGCGACTTCCCGCTGCAAGGTGACTTCCTCGCCCGCGGCAAGAACCGCTGCGTCCCGCTCCCGGGCGTTCCCTGGCAGATCTGCCTGCTCGCCCACGCGATGATTCACGTGGGCGCTTACTCGCTGGTGGTGCCAACAGGGGCGGCGCTGCTGGTGGGTCTGTTCCACCTGCTCGTCGACTACGCGAAGAACGAGGGCTGGCTCGGTGACGGGGAGCGCGCGTTCTTCTGGGACCAATTCTGGCACGTGGCGGCGCTGCTATTGCTCTGGTGGTGGATGCCGTGAGCCGATCCAGCGCGGCCCTCGACCAGAGCTTCGACGAGACGGGGCTCACCCCCGAGCTCGTGCGCGGCCTGGTCGCGGACATCCGCGCCGGCTACCCGCGCCGGCACGCGGCGCTGAAGCGCGGCGTCTCGCCCAAGACCTTCCAGGGCTGGCTCGAGGACGGCGCGGCGGGCATCGGCGGGCCCTTGATGGTCGAGCTCGCCCGGCGTGTCTACCGCTGGGAGGCGCGCGACGTGGGCGGGCATTTCGTGGCGCTCAAGGAACTCGCGCGGCAGAACCATCAAGCGCTCGAGCTCTACCTCAAGTTCCGCCACCCCGAGGACTTCGGCGGCCCCGTGCGCACCGCCCCGGACGAGTTCGAGCGCCCGGAGCGCAACCAGAAGAAGCGCGCCAAGCTGCTCGCTGATCCGCCCCCGCGCATGCTCGCCGAGATGCGCGCGCACGACATTTACAAGCTCCCGCGGCAGATCAGCGCCGAAGACAGGGCCGCCATCCTCGCCATCCTCGCCAAGTACGAGGCCGTGGCACCGGCCTTGCCCGCGCCCGAGGGTCCGGTGGAGCCCGAATGAGTGAGCGGCTTCGCTGAAGACTGGACGGATTCGTTTGCAGAGTATGAGCCGCGCATCGATCTGACCGGACACCTGCACGCGAAACAGCTCGCCTTCCGCCGCGATCCGAGTCCGATCCGGGTGGTGCACGGCACCCGCCGCTCGGGCAAGAGCGAGGTGCTCTGCATCGAGGCCATCGAGGTCGCCGACCAGTTCCCGGGCGAAACCGTCCCGTACATCATGCCCACGATCCGCAAGGGCGCGGACATCGTGTTCCCGAAGTTCCAGGAGCTTTCTGACCGCTTCAAACTCGGGCTGCGCATGAACCGGGGCGAGTACAAGGTCTTTACCCCCGGCGGCGGCATCGTGCAGCTCTTTGGCCTCGCGACGGAACCGGAGGTGGAAAAGGGCCGCGGCCCACGCTTTCCCATGGTCATCGTCGATGAGGCCGGCGCGCAGCGGCAAGATCTCATGAAGCGCGCGGTGCGGGAGACATTTGGGCCTGCCACGGCGGACTTCCGGGGCCTCGGCGGGCGCGGCATTGTGCTCGCGGGCACGGCCGGGTACGGGCCCGATTGCTACTGGGAGCAGCTCGTCGGCGGCAACCAGCACGTGAGCAAGCTCGGCGCGAGCGTGCACTTCATGACGATCTGGGACAACCCCTTCTTCAAGGGGCGCGAGCAGGCGATTCTCGACGCGCACCTCAGGGAAAACAACCTCCCGGCGAACGACGCGGGCTTCCGGCGCGAGTGGCTCGGCGAGTTCTGCTCGGACACGGAAGGGCTCTGCTACGGCCGCTGGAGCGGCGCGATCCTGAGCCGCCACATGATCCCGGCCGGGGGCTACACCGTGATGGGCCTCGACCTCGGCGGATCGCTCTCTCCCAGCGCCTGGGTCATCATTCGCTTTGTCGTCGTCGAGACGGTCATCGGCAACACGCTCCGGAGCATCCACCACGGCCACATCATCGGCTCGTTCGAGAAGACCGGCTGCAGCGTGGAGGAGCTCGCGGCCATCACGAGAAAGCTCAAAGAGGCCTATCACGTGAGCCATATCGCGGGCGACTCGGCCGGCATGGGGTCGACCATCGTGGAAGATCTGCGCACGGTCTACAACCTGCCCATCGTGCCGGTGAGCAAGAACAGCCGCAAGAAGGGCGGCAAGGCGGGGGCCATCTGGATGGCAGACTCGATGCTGGGAGCGGGCACCCTGCACGTGCACGAGGGCTGCGAGCCCATCGTGCGCCAGCTCCGAAGCGTGCCCTGGAACCCGAAGCGCGACGACCACCACGGCTCTTTCCCCGACCACTCGCTGGATGCGGGCCTGTATGCGCTCACGCTCTCGCGCCAGCACGAGCTCGAGCACGAATTGCCGCCCGAGCCGGGGACGCCCGAGTGGTACCGGGCTCAGGAAGAAAGGGACGAGGCAGCGACTATCGAGTTTGCGCGGTGGCGGCAGAATCGGGCGGCGTGACGGCTCAGCTGCCCGGTGCTAGGCTGCGCCGGGAAAGGCGAGGAACATGACAGACGAATGGTTGCTGCGCATCGAGCGCGCGCTGAAGGAGCGGCACCCCGTGATGGCTGCGATGGCCACGAAGTTGGAGCGCGTGGTGGTCTTTGGATTGCCCACCGCGCGGCTCACATTCGATGGCCCGGCGCTGCCCGAAAAAGTCGTCCACGACTTTGGAATGGAAGCAAACATTGGCGATGGTTTTGCTTCTGCATTGCGTTCGTGTGAAAACGTTGTCGCGGAAGCGATCCGGCGGGCGCGGTGACCCTCCGCCCCGACTCCCAGCTCGGCTGGCTCATGCTGCAGTGGCTCGGGGTACTCGCCCCGAGTGTGTTTCTGCGCGAGTTTGCGGGCGAAAAGGCCTGGGAGCGGATGAGCGAGGCCGAGCGCGCGGAGGCGATCCAGCGCATGAACGCGTCCGGAGGCGAGACGGCGGAATTGCCCGCCGAGGCAGCACCCGAGCTGAAAACCTGCGCCTGCTCGCGCGTCGTACCGGCGAGCGAATGGGACGGCCTCTACGACTGCTGCAGCGAGTGCGCCGACGCGGCCGCGAGCGCGGGTGACAACTGGCGGGAAAGCTTCCGCGAGCACGACCGGGAGCGGCTCGTGCAGGAAGAGCAGGCGGGCGCGTGACTTGGCAATCCATCATCTCCGACGCCGCGGTGCAGTGCTTCCTCCGGGATGGCAAGGTGCCGATCTTCCGGCTCGCGCACGGTGATCTGGTGCAACTGGCCGCCGAAGTGATGAAGCGCAGTCCCGAGAGCGTGGAACGGGACCTGTCGGACGTGCAGGGCTTTCTCGGCATCCGGTGCGTCGTGCACTGCGCACAGCTCAGCCGCTCGGTTGCGGTCGACGAGTGGCTCCGGTAGAGTGACCCGTTGCCTCGCCGTCGCGAGGCCGGAAAGGCGAATCCGATGGCCCACTACGCGGCGCACCTCCGGGGCGAGCCGACGCAATTTGACCGGACTGATCCCAGGCAGATCCCCAATTCCGAAGGAGCGATGGTCTTTGACACGGGGCCCTTCGAGCGGCTGGAACGCTTTCTCATCCTCGGGGCAGAGGGCGGGACGTACTACGCCAGGGAACGCCAGCTCACGCGCGAAAACGCGTCCTGCATTGCCGAGTGCGTGGGCATCGATGCGGCCCGGACGGTGCGAGCGATCGTGGATGTGTCGCAGTGGGGCCGAGCCCCGAAGCAGGCGCCGGCCCTGTTCGCGCTGGCGCTGGTGGCGGCTAATTCCGATCCGGTAGCTCGCAAGGCGGCTCTCGCCGCCGTGCCGCTGGTCTGTCGCACGGCGAGCCACCTGTTCGAGTTCGTCTCCATCGTCGATGGCCTGAGAGGTTGGGGCTCCGGGCTCTGCAAGGCCGTGGGCTCGTGGTACGCGAGCAAGGCGCCGGAGCAGCTCGGCTACCAGCTCATCAAGTACCGCCAGCGCAGCGGCTGGTCGCACCGGGACGTGCTGCGCCAGGCGCATCCAGATCACGGGCTGTTCGGGCCCCAGCAGAAGGCGATGATCCGCTGGGCCGTCCGCGGCGAACTCGGCGAACGGAGCGTCGTGCGGCGCAAGACCGAGAAGCTCGATGCGCAACCGGCGGTCGGCGACTTGCCCGAGCAGATCGCCAAGTTCGAGGAGCTGCAGCGCGCGGCGACGGTTGAGTACGCTTGCCAGCTCATTCGCGAGCAGCGCTTCACGCATGAGATGGTGCCCGACCGGTTCAAGGGCGAGCGCGCGATCTGGGAGGCGCTACTGCCGAACCTGCCGCTCGGGGCGCTGGTGCGAAACCTCGGCAAGCTCACGGCCATCGGCATCCTCGCGCCGGGCAGCGACGAGACGCAGACCGTGGCCCAGCGCCTGGTCGAACTCGGCGCGATCCGGAAAGCACGCCTGCACCCGATCGCGTTCCTGTCCGCGCAGATGGTCTATCGGCAGGGCCACGGAGAGAAGGGCAAGCTGAGCTGGACAGCGGCGCCGGCCGTGACCGAGGCGCTCGAAAGCGCGTTCTATCTCGCCTTCGGCAACGTGAAGCCCGTGGGCAAACCCTTGTGCCTGGCGCTCGATGTGTCCGGCAGCATGCAGAGTGGCACCATCGCAGGAGTGCCGGGCCTCACCCCTGCCATGGCAACGGCGGCCCTCGCGCTGGTGACGATGCGCACCGAGCGCGAAGCGGTCTGCATGGGCTTCAGCCACCGACTAGAAGAACTCGCCATCCACGGCGACATGAAGCTGGCGCAGGCGATGAAGCAGACCGAGCGGCCCTTCGGTAACACCGATTGTTCGCTGCCCTTACGCTGGGCAAAACAGAACGCGCGACGGTTTGCAGGCTTTGGCGTCTATACGGACAGCGAGACGAACTCGACCACGGAGCGGCCGGAGCTGGCGCTGCGCGCGTATCGACAAGCATCGGGCATCCCCGCGCGGCTCGCGGTCGTGGCCTTCACCGCAACCAAGTTCACGATCGCCGATCCGAAGGACGCGGGCATGCTCGATGTGGTGGGCTTCGACTCGGGGGCGCCAGCGGTGCTCTCTGACTTCTTTCGCGGCAAGAGGCACCGCGCGGCGACCGCGGAAGAGGATTGACGCCCCGGGCGGGAGCGTGCGACGCTCATCACTGCCAGCCGAAGGCCTTGGGTTATCATTGCAAACGACCCCGAGGCCACTCCCTTGCTGGCACTATTCTCCTTCCCTCTGCCGGCGCCGGTAGCTCAGTTGGTAGAGCACTACGCGGCACACCGGCCCTTGCTCGTTTCGGCGAGCCGATGGCGTGACGTTATCGACTTGTAATCGAGAGGTCGCTGGTTCGAGTCCAGCCCGACGCCGGCAGGGTGAAGGAGTGCCGCCAATCATGCTAGGCTACGCTCGGAGGCCCGCATGAGCATCGCCAGTCAAATCCGCGCCCTCAAGGCCAAGAAGAGCCCCGAGCAGCTCCGGGTACTCGCCCAAGACGCGGAGCGAAAAGCGCGCTCCTTCGGGGCCCAGCTCGAGACGCAACGCGACCCGGCGACGCTCATGGACCAGAGCTTCCTCGGGCAGCTCCGGGCCAAGGCGAAGCAAGTCCAGGCGGGCGTGCCCCCGCGACCGCGCACGGACCTCGGCGAGCTCACGGCGAGTCTGCGCGCCAAGGGCATCCTCGCGAGCCCCGACGACCCGGACAAGGTGGGATACGTGCCGACCCCGGAGGAAGTCCTGGGAGAGGATGCCGAGCCCGCGACCCCCGTGCTCGTGCCGCACCGGGCGCTCGATACCGATTGCCCGCCCGCCGAGCGCGTACTCGACGGTGCGGCTCCGGAGGCCGCTGCCGCCGCGCCAGCGCCAGCCTACGGCCCCGGCGACCTCACGCCCGAGGAGCTGGCGGAGATCGACCGGCTGAACCCGCGGCAGCCTGCCAGAGCGCCTGTCACCGCGCCCAAGGCCATGAAGGGCGCCCGGCCGTTGCGCAACCCGAGCCGATAGGGCACAATCCTCTTGCGTCGACGGGAGACGCTCTAAACCCCGCGCCCGCACGAGGGCAGAATTCGATGCACGCCTGCGGAGGCGCTAAACCCGCGAGGTAAGCTAGACCGAACCGCTCCCCGAAGAGCGAACCCAGCGTCCGCGCAGCCTGGCTGTTGGCTGTAGCCCTGGATTCCCTTCGGAGGTCCGCGTGTCGGACATCACCTTCGCGACCAACTTCCTCAACATCTCGTATGTCGAGGGCGATCTCGCGCACCAGGCCACGGTCCGCGCGAACCCGAGCATCAAGCTCTTCACCATCAAAGAGGCGGGCGGCGCCAGCGTAGAGAGCAGATTCATGCTCCGCGGTGCGGCCGGCATGAGCGGCAACCTCACCGACGCGCAGGCGATCGCAGCCCAGAACAAGAACGGCCGGCACTACCGCTGGCAGGTCCCGTTCGGCAAGACGCGCGGCAGTTTCCGCGTCCCGTACGAGGACATCATCCAGAGCAAGCTGAGCGAGGCTGCCGAAGCGCAGGCGCTCGAGCTCGAGATGGACAAGGGCCTCGCCGAGTGCGGGAGCAAGCTCGTGCAGCTGCTCTTCGGGCGCTCGGGTCTCGCCGGAGGCTATGGCGAATACGAGGAGACAGCCTCGGGCGATTACCTGTCGTTTGCGATCCGGTTCGTCGATCCGGCGGATGCGCGCAACTTCGCGCCCGGTGACAACGTGGTCATCGCCGCGGGCACGGGCGAGACGAGCCAGAGCCTGGTCGGCTCGGTCGGCTACGTCTACGACTCCGACGTCGAGGTCGGTTTCATCCGCGTCGCGGCACTCTCCGATCCGGAGACGCCAGCCAACCCCGGCGGCTGGGTCGACGACACGAACTACTACGTGTTCAACCTCGGCTTGCACGGCAACGGCGAGCAGGAGGACATCATCGTGCCGCTGGAAGCGTACCTGCCCGCGGCGCGCGCGACGGACACGTTCCTCGGTGTCAACCGCGCCGACTCGGCCTCGCTCTCGGGCGCTCGCCTGTCGTCGACGGAGAGCGTGGGCAGCATCGTGGCCCGCATCAAGCGGCTCATCAGCAAGATGCGCTCGCGCTACACCGACATCGCCAAGGGCGCGACCAAGTGCGTGCTCAACAGCGAGGACTTCGGCACCTGCGACGAGGAGCTGACCGCGCAGCTGCAGCGGAGCCCCGCGACCACGACCGAGGATGGGTTCATGAAGATCACCATCAACACGGCCAACGGCGCGACCGAGCTCATCAGCGAGCCCTACAAGAACAAGGGCTCGGGCTTCATCCTGTCGCCGGACTCGCTCAAGCTCTACTCCGCGCTCGGCGGCGGGAAGTTGCTCGACCTCGTGAAGTTCCCCGGCGGGCAAGTCACGCGCGCCATGGAGGGCAGCAACGACTTCGAGGTCCGCACCTTCTCCTCGCTCGCCAACACCATCGGCGCGCCCTTCGCGCACGGTCGCGTCTCGACGGCGGCGTGATCTCCCGAGAGATCTGAAAGGAGACCAGCCATGGGACTTCCCGGAGTCGGCAACACCGTCCGGAGCTCGGCGAAAAACCCGAGCTTCTGGGAGATGGAATGGACCTACTCGGACACGGGCGGCACGCCGGTGCTCGACGAGGACCAGAGCGATCAACACCCCGACATCGCGCCGACCACGGCCGTCGCGGACGCCGGGACCGGGCGCACGAGCGTGCGCTTTCCCAAGTGCCTGCGCGCCTGGGTGCACGCGCTCTCCTTCGAGGCGGCCAGCATCGCGACCGCCGCGAACAACGTGCGCCCCGTGCCCGTCAGCGTGGATCCCGCGGCGGGCACGATGGAGGTGCGCTTCATCGCGGCCAACGGCGGATCGGCGCCCATCGATCCGCCCGAGGCGAATGGCCGAGTGCGCCTCACGCTGAAGCTCGAATACGTCTGAACCGCCCTTGTCTCTCTCTTTGGAGTAACCCCCATGGTAGCCACTCTCACTTGGAAGACGGGCGACTTCGACCCGTACACGCGCGATCAGGCCGCGCTGCACCAGAAACTCGCCTATGCCTTTCTCGGCGGCGGCACCGCGGCGCAGAAGGCCACGGCGCAGGCCGAGGTCCTCAAGCAGCCGGACTTCGTCGCCGAGATCCAGGCCACGACCGACACGAGCAACCTCCAGGCCGTCGATCTGACGGACGAAGGGGTCACGTTCCCGGCCAATACCATCCGCACGATCCGTCTGAAGAGCTGGGTCATGACGGACAACGACCGCTACTTCGCCGAGACCGAGGAAGACGTGCTCGGCGGCACGACCCCGGTCTTGCTCGGGCAGCGGCTCGTGCGCGGCTACGCCGAAGAGGCGGGCTCGGCCAAGTCCTACGGCGACGTGCACCTGGCCGTGACCATCACGGCGCTCACGACCATCACCAACATCTTCGCGAGCAACGGCTTCGCGCTCGGCGACATCGCGAGCGGCAAGGCGGCGCTGACCGTGCCGAAGAACCGCTTCCTGCTGCTG